ACTATTAGGACTGAACTTGATGGTGGCGTCGGCAAATATGGTCGTCTTCTGGGGTGGTTATATATCGGGGATGGGGACGTGTCGCTTAATGAACAAATGATTACTGAAGGATATGCATGGTCATATGATGGTGGTACAAAACAAAAGAACTTTGAAGACTTACGTGAGATACGTAGGTCATTCGGTACACTAAACGAGGGTTAATTATGTTTGCTATTTTAGGTGACGCTGCTAATGCGTACAATGCTATTCCATGGGAAGATGCTATCCCATTTATTGCTGTTCTTATTGGACTCTATTGGGTCAAGGTAAAGATAGATTCAAGAGCAGGTCTTGGTAAAAAGAAATCAAGAGAATTAAAAAAGATTATTGTTGATGCAATAGTCGAAGGTCATAGACAAGCACACAATAAGTAAAGTGTCACAACCCCTTACATAAGGGGTTTTTTTGTGTTATGATAGTTACATCTAAAGAAAACTGATGCAACTAAGACCACACCAAGAGCAAGCAATTCAATCAATGACAGACAATGACAAAGGACAAGTCATTGTTCCTACTGGTGGTGGTAAGACTATCTGTATGATTATGGATGCTGTCAAGCAGTTAGAAGATTATGGTACAGTTGTAGTTGTTGCACCACGCATACTACTTGCAGAGCAACTATGCAAAGAGTTTATGGAAATCATTGATAAGAAATACAATGATGTAGATGTAATGCATGTACACAGTGGTAAGATCAAAGGTATATTCAGTAGTACTAATCCATTTGAGATACAGCAGTTTGTTGAGCAGAATTCAGTAAACTTCATTAGTAGAACTATTATATTCACAACATATCATTCACTACACAGAGTTCAAGAAAGTGGTATTGATGTTGATACTATCTACTTTGATGAAGCACACAACTCAGTACAGAAAAACTTTTTCCCTGCTACTGATTACTTCTCACAGTATGCAGGTAGATGCTATTTCTTTACAGCAACACCAAAGCATAGTCGTACACCTTTCAAAGTTGGTATGAATGATGCTGATGTTTATGGTCAAGTGATTTGCAATGTACCTGCACCTAAGTTAGTCAAGCAAGGATACATACTACCACCTAAAGTCAAGGTGTTTCGTTCAAGAATACTCAAGAAAGATGAGTTAGTTGCAGAGAGAGACAATGAGCAGATGGTCGGTGCGATTGACAATCTTGACAAGAACAAAGTATTGATATGTGCCAAGTCAACTAGACAGATCATAGGTCTTATATCTCAAACTGATTTCGTACAGCAACTTGCTATCCGTGGTTACTCTTACATGTTTATCACATCAAAGACAGGTGCTATGATTGATGGAGAGAAGGTTGACAGAGAGACATTCTTTGATACACTTAATGATTGGGGTAGAACAAACAAAAAGTTTGTTGTATTGCATCACAGCATACTCTCAGAAGGTATCAATGTCAATGGTCTTGAAGCAGTATTGTTCATGAGATCAATGGACTACATAGGTATTAGTCAGACGATTGGGAGGGTCATTCGTAAGGGCGATGTGGACAAAGTATTCGGTCTTGTTTGTGTTCCAGTTTACTCTAATGTTGGTATCACTACAGCAAGAAAGGTTGAAGCAGTAGTAGATACTATATTCAACAAAGGAGAAGCAGCAACTACAGTGATTACACGATGAACATTTGGGAAACACACGACATTAAATCTAATCTACGCAAAGTCCCCTTACCAAAGGGGGACTTTTACTATGTCATGGATGAATTCTATAAGTATCCTGATCTTGTAGTAGAAGAGATCAAGAGTTTAACTGCTGCTACATTTAAAATTAGACAAATTGAAATTGATGATGAGTCATATAATGATAAGTTTTTTAGAGATCATAGAGGGGATGGATTGTACAGAGGTCTATATCGATTGACATGGGATCTTGCTAAACTTGTGAAACAACCACCCACTACAGTAGATGCAATGGAAGAGTTTAAGATGGGAAATCTGTTTACTAATCATTGCACAATTTATAGACATCCATTTAATGAAATGGAGAATTCTTATTGGTATCCTCATATCGACTCAGGATGGAATGGAATTGTATATTTGAATAAGAATGACTCAGGTAATAATGGTACAAACATATATTCAATTAGAAGAAACAAAAGAAAGATCATCGATAGGACTATGAACAACCATGAACATCATTACCCATGGATTCCAAAAAGTCAAATAGATCGTATCGCTTACATACCATCAAAATTTAATTCATTTGCATTTTATAATGGAGTCAAGTATTTTCATGGTATGCATATTGGCGATGATCAATACGTGTGTGATATGGGAGAAGAGTTGGAAGAAGAGAGAATAAACCAAGTATTCTTTTTTGCTAATCAATTTGCTATCAAAAGAAATAGTTTTGCTTCAGCGATCTTCTATAGACACTCAGGACCAGTTGGAAAAGTGGCTGATTTTATAAGAAAAATCCTAAAAATGGTTGCATGGAGGATCCATTCTGGTGTATAATAAGAGTAACAAACAAGTTACCACACATGAGCAAGCAAACAGCATTCATTGATTTAATCGATCATCACTTCGGCGGTCTACGTCAAGAGATTAAGAACTCTCTTAAGTTTAACGATGGTGTCTCCTTTGACACTGGTAAGTTTGGTGAGCGTGTGAACTTTGTTCTACATGATACCACAGGTGTTCCATCTAATGGTGGATGTGCATTTGATGCTGCTAACGGTGCAGAAGCAAAGGCATGTAACAAGGCACAGACATATGTGTGTCCTGATTGTGGTTCTAAGAACAACTATTATGCTCATGAGTGTCACAAGTGTGGTAGCACTGGTCGTAAAGATCCTAATGATACACGTTGGGGTATTGATACTGAAGCACATTTCAAGTATGTTGATCAAATGCCATACTACTGCTTCACTATCATCACTCCTTTAAATCGTAGTGTAGAGAATCCTAAGTTTAACATACAAGTCTATCGTATTGACACTAAGAATAAGTTTTTCAATGATATGCTTTGCTATCAGTTAGAGCATGGTAAGAAAGCACACAAGAACTTTATGCCTCTTGGTCGTGATTTCTACATGTCATCACCTAAAATGCTAGTGGATTGTAATGTTTCTCTCAGTGATGAAGTTGATGTTGAGTTCAAAGAGTTCAATACTGATGGTCGTGAGATAGAAACTATACCTGTTACATTATTCACGAAATCAGAACAAGAGCAGTTGCAATCTGTCGATGGATCATGTATAATAACTGAAGCAGTTGATGTCATAGGTGTCAAGAAATCTACCCATGGCAAAGAACGTGGAACTCTTAATCGTAACAACAGGAGGTAATTATCACTTCAGATACATTATTAAAGATACTCAAGATTGTTAGAGTAGAACAGGTGGAGTATCCACCTATTCGTAGGCACTACAGGTCACATTTATACGGATGAATATTTTTGTAACTGACCCATCACCAACTATATCTGCTAGACATCTACCTGATAAACACATTGTCAAGATGCCCTTAGAAACATGCCAAATGTTATCTATTGTGTGTTCTGATAAGTGGGGTCATGGATATGGTAAACTTCATCGTCTTGATGGTGAACCATACAAAACAGAGAAAGGTGCATTTCGTAATCATCCATGCACCATATGGGCAAATCAATGTTTAGAAAATACATGGTGGTTACTTGCACATGGTCTTGCACTTACCAATGAATATCAATGGAGATATGGTAAGATTCATAGTTGTGAAAGAACACTAGAGGAAGCGGTAACTATTATCCCTTCTGCACCTTACCCATACAAACCAAAATCATTTACTTTCGCAGGTCCTGATGAGTTTAAATTTGACACAAGCATTGACACTTTTACTGCTTACAAACGTTATATATCGAGCAAACCTTGGGTTGCATCTAATTATTTACGTGACCCATCCAGAAAACCAGATTGGGTATGACCTATGAATTGTTGGCATTGTCAAACTGAACTTATATGGGGAGGGGATCATGACCTTGATGACCCAGAGTATGATATAGTTACTAACTTATCATGCCCAAAATGTAATTCTTATGTGGAGGTATACCATGTACGAACTGAATGAGGAAGAGTGGGAATGTGTCAGAGTATGTGTTGCTAATGCACCCATACCTTACGACATAACTAAAAAGAAAATACCTGCTGCTATTTTAGATAAAATAGGACAACCCACTAAAATAAAACATGAGGGTATTGCTAAAGTAAAATACGATTTAACACCATTTGGTATAGAACCTGACGATTAATGGCTATTACACAAGAACAGGCAGACAAAATTGTTGCCATAAACAACCTGATAGAGGTTATCAAATACCTTGACGCAGATGTAACACACACGAGGGTAAAAAACAGTTATGGGAAAAAAGAACAACAAGTCATTCTCACATGGAAAGACGGAGAAAAAGAAATTGCCGAAGCACTTTACATGTACAAGCGAAACACCTTACGACAGACATAGGTATAAAGTTGTATTCACTGGTGCAGATCCAGTTATTGTAGATGAGTGGGAACAAGCAAACTTAATCTGGTTCCAAACTCCAGCAATGTTCAAATCACACATAGAGGTCTTAGACAAATGAGAAATCAAATTATTTCAGCACTCCTTGCTCATGCTCAAGGAGACATTCAAAAGCATAAAATGAATGTAGAAGTGTATTTAAGTAATCCTGTTGGTATTGGTGAGCATCCTGATGTGATGGAAGCAATAGAACAGGAACTAAACATGATCGCTAAGTATGAAGATCAGGTATCAGTGATCAAAAAACACTTTTTAATCAAGGATTAAGGATGAAAGATACAATCTTATTTGGAGACTGTCGTGAAACACTTAAGAATCTAACAAATTCAAGTGCTCGCATGTGTGTTACATCCCCCCCATATTATGGTCTAAGAGACTATGGAGGAGAGAAAAACCAAATAGGGCAAGAAGAGTCACCAGAAGAGTATGTAAAACAAATGGTGGAGGTATTCCGACTAGTACGCGATGTATTAACTGATGATGGTACACTATGGTTGAATATTGGTGACTCATATTATAATTACAGATCCGATGGTAACTATCCAAAACAGACAGTATCAAAAACAAGACAGGATTTACCACAGAATACACCAGTAAGAGGTAATAAGTTAAAAGGATTAAAGAGTAAGGATTTAATCGGTATCCCTTGGATGTTAGCATTTGCATTGAGAGCAGACGGATGGTATCTGAGACAAGATATAATATGGCATAAACCTAACCCCATGCCAGAGAGTGTGAAAGATAGATGTACAAAAGCACATGAGTACATATTTTTATTAAGTAAAAGCAAAAACTATTTCTATGATAATGAAGCAATCAAAGAACCAGCAAAAGATTGGGGAACAAGAGATCGCACAAATGGCAAGTACCACAATCCTGGTAGTGGCTTGGCTCCTCATAGTGGGCTTACCAAGTCTTATCCTACAAAAAACAAACGGTCTGTTTGGTCAGTAACAAAGAAACCTTATAAAGGAGCACACTTCGCTGTATTTCCACCTGAACTAATTGAACCATGCATACTAGCAGGTAGTGAAGTTGGAGATACAATCCTTGATCCATTCATGGGATCAGGAACAAGTGCGATGGTTGCGAAGTCACTAGGCAGATATTATACTGGATGTGAACTACACGAAGACTATGGTAACCTAATTCAGGAGAGAATACAAAATTATCACCCAGTTCAGGAAGTGGCACAAGAACCCACCATTAACATCCTAGACCTTATACAATAAAGATAAGTAAAACAAAGAAACATGCAACAATTTCATTCAGTCATTCCAACATATGACTTCCCACAATCACCAATTCTTATCATTGGGTTCTTCGGCATCTTCACAGCATTAGGAGTATTATATGTTGCCAACAGAAAATACTTCAGTTCACCATATAATGAGGACAACAAATAATGGCAAGAATGAAACAACTACTCCATGACATGGAGTATAGAACCAAAATTCTAACTGGCAACTATTCACCTCAGTTCAAACAAACTGTTGATGATATGATGACCGAGGGTTCATACACCTATGAACAAATAGCATCAAAAGTAGAAATTACTGTTGATGAATTACACTTCTATCTTTCCTTTGCTACATAAATTACTATGAAAGTTAAAGTCACACTTTTTAAAGCAGGTACTATCTTTGAAGAAAGAGTAATTGCTCGCGACTATCAGGACGCAAAAAACGTTGCACTCGCACGAAATCCTGGTGCTACTGTTACTGGAGTGACCGCCGTATTTGACTAATGAGCAGTAAAATCAAAGTATCTGGTAGATATGTTGATCAGTATGAGGTCTTTAGTGTGACCCTTACTGATCAACATTTGTCTGTAAATTTTAGTATGACTCAAGAGGACTTACTTGAAGTCAAAGCAGCAATTGATTCTATGCTGTTAGAAAATGAATCACTGGACATGATGCAACAACTGAGGGAACTAACACAAAATGACTGAAAAGAAACCTATTGCTAAGGAGTTTTTTAAGGATAAATCCGTTGGTAATTTACCTGAGGAATTTTGGGGTAAAGGTAAGGGAACTCAAGGGTCAGGAGCAAGAATGAAACCCATACTTCCATTTTCTGTACCTCACATGGTATTCCCGATGGAAAACTTTGGGGAGAGAATGGAGAAGTTGAAAGACCTTTTTGATGGTAAGTTAGATCTTCAAAGTAATACTGACTATAATACTCCCACAGATTTTTATAATCAAGATGAAGGTTACCACTATTGGAAGTGTAAGACATTTACTAACTTCTTTGCCAAGGAGATTGAATTAATATCCAAGTCATTCTTTGACTATATGATGGATACCTATGAAAACTCAGAGGGATACATACAAGACTTTCCTTATAATGGAGACAAAGACATCTATTATGATGAGTCACAGCATGGGATGTTAGTTACAAGTGCATGGATTGAACAGGCACAGACTTTTCATCAACATTTACCACATGACCACGGACATGAATTGTTCTCATGTATTCTATATGCAGAATATGATGAAGAAACACATGACCCAGTATCAATCATATCTCCTTATAAATCTCCTGAGGGTATGACATTTCATTATAATCCTCGTGTCAGAGAAGGTGATATTGTGGTGATTCCTGGTAATGTATTACATTTCACAACTCAAAATAGAAGTGTAAAACCTAGGACAGTAGTTGTATTCAATTTAATGTTGAAACCATATGTAAGAGACTTTGCAAAATCATGGAATGATCAATCTGAAGCAACTAAAAATTATGTGGTTCGATGAATTACGTTCCTAAGGTCAACGATTATGTTAAGTGGACTACTGCACTCGGCATGGTTCATGAGGGATGGGTATATTATAAAGGAACACCCGATGATAATGAGAAGAGAATTAAAAATTCATGGGTTCCAGTATCAAACTACATCACAATTGAGATAGCAACTAAACCAAGACCACAGTGTGATCTATCGAAGTTTATGCATAAACGTATCCATGTTTGTATATGTTGTTATGAGGATTGTTGGCATGAGTTAGAATTTATTAGGAGGAGAGTAAGTAAGCAAGATGATACTAACCCTGATGAATTGAGTTATGGTGCATATAAGTCACAACAACACAGATATTTGGATCCACAATGATGCTAAATACAAAGTAGCATGTTATAAAAAGGTCAAGTGCCATTATTTCTTGATAGATTTAAAGACAGTAATAAAGTAGGAACCATCATGCCATGGCCAAACAGGGAAACTGGTGCTCCAAGTGGATGGTTGTTGTGTAATGGTGGGGAGTATCCTGGTCCTGGTGCCAGTGGATATGATGAGTACTGGCAGTTGTATCAGGAAATTGGTACAACATATAATACTGGTGGTGAAACAACTAATCATTTTAGAGTTCCTAATCTACAAGATAGATTATTAGGACGTGGTGGTGCATTGGGAAATCAAGGTCAGACGTTTGGTAGTGATCCTGCTACTACGTCACAGGCAAATTTGAGTAATAGTCACTTACCGATTCATAATCATAGTGTTGGATTCAGTGGTAATACTAACACCTCTACCAACATGAACCGTGCCAATAACCAATATCGAACAGGTAGTGGTAGTAGAAACTGGAAACAGTTTACAGGATTCAATAGAAGAACAATATACAATTCAAATAGTACTGGTGGATCTGGCGGATCAGGTAATCAGCATCAACATAATGTAAGTGGATCAGGTGCAAATCGTCAATTAGATTTGACAACCAAATACATTATTAAATACAAGTATACCGTCAAGGACGATAACTGGAACTGAACCATGGGAATCGCACAAAACTATTTCAAAGGAAAGTCAAAGGGTGGTAGGATCGGAACTATCGTTCTGGTTTCCAGTATTCCAACAGGATTTACAAATAAGTA